GAATCCGCACCCAACCATTCCAACACGGTAGCCGAAGCCGTGAGTCCATCGGTTGCCACGGAGTTGATTTTGACGATACCGCCCAAATCGTAGGTGCTATTGGTGAGCAAAGCCCGGGCATTGGTCGCACTGGTATAGCTGGCAACCCAGATTTTCAATCCGCAGCGGGCCGATTCGTTTCCGCTCGTAATGACATTCCGGTCGCCGTTGGAATCGTATTCACGGACGACTTCCATTTGGGAAATGTTCTCGACCACTACGGTTCCGGTGGTCGCCCCAGAATTTGCCACTTGCACCGTGTAGGAATTGCCATTGACGAGCGTGATGGTGTAGGGCGATGCCGAGTAAAATGGGGCGGCACCGGTGACAAAGTGAACAAAGTCCCCGGTTTGGTAGCCGTGGTTGGTATGGGAAACGGTTGCGGTCGTTCCAGAGCGGGTGACAGAGCATTGGATTGGCCCATTTTTCCAAACCTCGTTGGGGGTCCGCAAAAGGCGAACGGTGGCATTCCATGTGCCAAAAGTGGTGAAATCCCAAGCGCCAATGACATCCATGCTGGCCGTGGCCCACGCTCCTCCAATTCCAAAATCAAACGAAGCCCCGAGGCGTTTCCATTTCAAATCCCAGCGGGTATTGACATGGCCGGGTTTGAAGATCGAAGTGCTGGCGGTGAGGGTCACGGTTCCCTGCTCTCCGTTGGCGGAAATCGTGGTGGTGGTGTCGTTGCGATCCAGTTGCGGCGGGAACTCCCAATCGACAACTTCAAAAGTCCAGTTGTTGTCGGCGAGGCGCGAGAGCTTGCGCGGCGGGTAGTTTTCATGCGCGAAATACATGATGTCGTTGATCTGGACATATTGAATTTCGCGCAAGTCGGCTCCCACATAAGGATGAGTGACTTCCAAAGTCCCGCCCGAGGTGTTGGTCTGCAAGGCTCCCGTAGCGGGGTTCCAGAATCTCATGTAGCCCACGCCCATTTCGATGATGAAGCGAGTCGTGGTTGAGAAGTTGAAGCCGATCAAACGGGTCTGGTTGGTGGCCGATTTGGTGGCTCCGAGGAATTGCGTCCCCGGGCGGCGGATCACGCCGCCGTAGGGCAGGATTTGGAAGTTCTCTAAAGTGCGGCAGGCGCTGCGGTATTTCTCCAAGCTCGTCCGGGCGTCGATGAAGGGCGAGACTTCACCGGCGTTGAACGAGGGATAGAAATCGAACTTCGGCATGCTACTTTTTCAGATCGCGGAGGATTTTGACGAGGGTGACGAGGCCGACCGCGAACCCGACCGTGACGGAGGCGAAACGCATCCACGCTTCCAAGTGGGGAAGCATGGAGTAAATCGCCGCGCCGATGGAGGTGGCGCTGCCGACGAGGCCGGTGGCGATGGTCTTGAGTTGATCGCCGTTCATTACGAGTTGGCTTGAGCGAGGAGGTTGCCTACCTGCGAGAGGGTCGCGGTGTTGTTGACACGATCCACATTCAGCGCATCGGTCTTGGCTTTGATGGCCGTTACATCCGAGGCCAGCGTGCCGGAGGCTGCTCGGCTTCCCACATTTGTGTCAAGGTTGGCGAGCTTGGTTGAGTTGGAATCCATTTCTTGGCGGATCTGGACGGCAGTCGGGCCGCTGGCGCTGGTGAGCGTGCGGGTGGCGTGGCTCCAGATGTCAGTTGGCGTGACGCTTGCTGGGGCGTTGGTGAGGGTGTCCACCGTGCCGCCGGTTGTGGTGCGTGTGGCGGCGCTCCACACGGCATTTGCCACGCTGGCTGCGGTTGGCGCGCTGGTCGGTGCATTGTAGTCTGCCGATGCGAGCCTGCTCGAAACGGAGGCGTCGAGATTGGAAAGCTCGGTCAGTTCGGTGCGAACGGCGGAGGCCACAGAGGCGGCACTAGGCACGCTCGGGAGGTCGCCGGTCGTGAGGGTCGACCTGGTGCTGGTGGCGACATCCAAGCGCGAAAGTTCGGTGGATAGCTCCGTTCTCACCTGGCTGGCGATTTGGCTTGGCGTCGGCACGGTCGGTGCGTTGGTGAGGGTGTCAACTACGCCGCCGGTGATGGTCTTGGTCGAAGCTCCCCATACCGCTGTAGCGATTTCTGAAGCTGTGGGCACTGAAATGGTTAGGGTTCCGACCGTATTGTCCACGGGAGTTCCCATGGCCACCGCTGCCGGGCTTGGAACGGCACAGGTGCCAGTGACGACTCCTCCGATGCCATAGGTGATTCCGCTGCGCACATTGCTGGCGGCGGGGAAGTTTGTGGCGTTGTCGGGGGTGACGAGGTTGCGCTTTTGCAGGAGCGTCTGCGTGCCGACTTCGATGTAAGTCTGGTTGTTCAGCGCGGAGGCCCAGCGCCATGCGAGGCAACCAATGGGGTTGACGCCAAATGTTGGCGAGATGAGGAATGGGCCGGTGAGGAGCGTGACTTGGGCGCGGTTCGCACCGCCGACGCCAGATAAAAACTCACTTGCCAGAACCGTTCCGTTGACAATGAGAGTTCCAGTGCTGGCATTGTTTGCGCCATATCCGGTAGAGGTGCCGCCAGTTGCATTTCCTGTGATGTTTAAAACGCCAGTGCTGGCATTGTTTGCACCGTGGGTGGTGACGCTGCTACCTCCAGTGCAGTTTCCAGAGATATTTAGTGTGCCTGTTGAGTTATTGTTTGCTCCATAGGCGCCTGAGTTTGTTCCTCCAGTAACATTCCCGGTGATGTTAAGCGTGCCAGTGCTGGCATTTTTGGCAGCGCCATCTCCACCGCCTACTCCGCCGGTGACATTTCCAACAATGTTTGCGGATTGGCCGGATGTTCCGTTAAAAGTGACGCATACTCCGCTTGCAGAAAATATATTCGCCGTCAGTGTTATGCCGTTTGAAAGTGTAAAAGTTCCTCCCGTGGTCGCCCCTCCTGTCGTGTCATTCCTCACCTCGCCGGTCGCGCCGAGGTCGGTCGAGACATTGACGGTGATGGCGAAGGAATTGGCCATGAGGACATCGCCAGCGGCGAATGTGACAGCCGATGCCGTTCCGGCGGGAGCGGTCGCCCAGACATCGGCGGCGTTGATGTTTCCTGCCTTGCGGGCGTAATAGGTTGCCATGGTTTAGAGTCCTTTCGCTTGGAGGTAGGCTTGGAGGGCAGCTTGGATCGCGCCGATGGCGGTTTGCTCTTCGGCGTTGGCTTGAGAGAGCGAGCCGAGGACGACCGCTTTGCGGTGTTCCATGCCTGCTTGCTCGACCACTCCGTCTTCGACTCGGGTCGGGATGAGGGACATGGCCACATTCGCGTCGGGCTGGCCCTCGGGTTTGTAGAAGCCGGTGATGGCGAGGTTGAGCGAGTAGCGGTCGTATTGTTTGCCGTCGATTTGGAGTGGTGTGGATGCTGTCATGGTGTTGGGTTTTTTGAGGTTTAGCTGTAAGTGAGAGATTCTTTGGAAGACCACTGGCCGGTGGCCGAGGCTTCTTGTGAGGTTGTGCCGGATGAGGTGAAGATGGTTCGGACGATCTCCCATCCTTCGGCGTCATAGACGCTGCCGGAATTAGGGAAGGCCGAGTAGAGGAGGTAGCCGAGGTAGGTGGTGTCGCCGATGAGGTCGAACATCCAGATGCGGTCGGGTGCGTCCTTTGCGCCTGCGAGCTTATAGACTTCGCCGGTCGCGGGATTCCGAGTGTAAAGCCTCCGGTCGGTGTGGTTGATGCACACTTCGCCCAGAGCAAGGTCGGTCGTGGCGGGAATTTTCCCGGCGACTGCGCTTTTCTTCGGAATGATTTTCGGGTTGGCCATCTTATGGAAGAGGGTTGCCGCCGGGGGATGGAACCCCGGCGGGCTTGGGTGGTGGGTTTAGTAAACTCCTCCGTCGATTTCGGTTTCGAGGGCGGTGATCCGATTGCCCAAGCTGGTATCAGCCGAGCCGCGAGTGGATGCCTCTGCGGAAATCGCTGCGGAGCGGGCGCTGACTTCTGCGGCGAGGTCGCTTTCGAGGGTGTTGATATCCCCTTCAGCGGCGGTCACCCGCGAGGCCAAGGCGCTGGCTCCGGTCTCGATGTCCGAAATGTCCTGCGCGAGGGCCGCTTCGGCGGCTTGGGCGCGGGAAACTTCTGCGGCAAGGGCGCTGGAGGCGCTGGAGGCGAGAGAGGTGATCGCTCCGTTTAAGCTGGAATCCGCTGCTTGGAAGGCACTTACAACCTCCGAGAGGCTATCAAGGGCGGCTCCATCCACATTGGAAAGCACATTGTCGATGCGAGTGCCGAGGGCTTGCTCGGCGGCGGTCGCACGGGAGACCTCGGAGGCGAGGTTCGTGGTGAGAGTGCCTTCAGCGGCAGTCGCCCGCGAAACTTCACCGGCCAGATTGGTGGTCAAGGTCGCGTCCGCTGCGGAACGCAGGGCGGCTTCTGCGGCCACGGCGGCATCGGCGTAAGTCTTTTTTGCAAAGACATGTTCACCGCCGATGGCAAGCGGGCCGTCTGCTGTTCCCACGAACAGGGACTTGTTTTGTGTGTCGATGGCGAGTTCTCCGACAGAAAGACTTACAGGAGAGCCACTTCCGCGTTTGATTTTCAGTATTGGATTGGGCATTGGATTTGGTTTGTTGGTTGGTTGGTTGGTATCAGTCAAAACTGACGGTTTGGTTTGGTGTTCATGGGGAAAGTTAGAATTCTCCGCAGTCGATGGTTTCGAGCATGAGGTGGTAGTCGGAAATGGCATCGTCCCAAAGCCACTGGAGGCGGGAGTCTTGGGCGTGGTAGATGCGGGCCTCTTTACCGATCGCCGGGAAATTTCCGCGGGAGGGGTAGATGACGAGCGCCTTGGTGTCATCCGGCAGGATGATCTGGAACGAGGAAAGGTCCAGTTGCTTGGTGATGACGCTTTCGGTGATGGTCGTCATGCGTAGGTGGCGGTCTCCCGGTTGGCCCACGCGACATTGGTCGCTTGGGCGGTGGCAGTAACGGCTCCGGCGGCGGAGAGCGCGGAGCGGGTGATGATCCACTTGGCCACGGCGGATGCGGAGCCGGTGGCGGGGATGTCGGAATTGAGGAGCAGTCCGTAGTAGCTGAAGGTGCCTGCGGTGTTGAGGGCGAAGGAGTGGATGAAGTTGTCCGGGTCGCGCTGGGTGGTGGGCGAGTAGAGACCAAGGGCAACGACGACGATTTTCGCGCCGTTCGGGATCGCGGTCGTGAAGGTGATCGTGCCGCTGCCTTGATTGACGAGGTAGTCGGTGGTGGGTTCCTGCACGACACCGTTGATCGAGACGATGACATGGTTCGGGTCGCTCGATTTGAGGCCGGAAACCGAGAAAGTGCGGAGAACCCCGTTGCCGGTCAGCGTGGTTTTCGCCGAGGAGAGGAGCGCGGACTGCTGGAGGGTGAGGTTGAGCGTCTGGTTCGGGGCGGTGCCGGTAATCGACGCCGCTGCGGTGGGGCCAGCGGTGACCGTGCCGATTGCGAGAGTGTTCGCGGGTCCAACGGCTCCGGTGTTTCCCGTCAACCCTTGAATGCCTTGAATGCCTTGGTCTCCGCGAGGGATGGTAAAATTGAGAACGCGGTTCTCCGGGGTGCCGGTGGCGGCAACGCTGGCGTTCGTCCCTGCGGTCCCGGTGGTGGTGGTGCCGACTTGAACCGTTCCGGCTGGCCCTTGCGGGAGACCGAAATTGAGAACGGCGGTGCTGCCTGCGCCGGTATTGGTGACAAAGGGCGGGGTGGTGCCGGGAACGGCGGTGACATCCCCGACTTGGACGAGGAGCGATGGGTAACTGACGCCGCCTGCGGGACCGCCTCCGCTGACCTGCGCGGCCTCGACCCCATCGCCCCCATTGCGTGAGGAGACGAGCTTGGAGGACATCCACGCAGGCTTGATGCGGCCCTTGCGCTCGGTGGAGTCCCGGCGCATCGCGGGGCTTTTGCCGAGGAGTTCGGTTTCCTTCGCGAGGAGCGCGGCTTTGTTGGCATCGCCGGTCAGAGGGACGGCGAGCTTGGAGGCGAGGTTGGCCGTGAGTAAGTCTATGAATAAGGAGTCGAAGAGGGTGACCTCGGTCACTTTCTTGACATATTCCAGCGCGATCGCCGTGCCGAGCCACACATCCCAATCGGTCGTCCAACTGGAGGTGACGCCGGGTTGCTTGGTCGATCCGGCAACCAGGCAGCGGTAAACCGCGCCGTTGTTGGAGACCGCATTTCCGACTTCATAGGTGCGACCGGTGACCCATGCAGGCGAGCCGGAATCGGCATTGGTGAGGACGAAATTCCCAGCGACTTCCCATGCCGAGTCGCCGGTGGAGTAGTCGTAGTCGTTGACCCGGAAGACGCGCAAGCAGTCGGACGGGATCGCGTAGCGGTAGGCCCACTTGTATTCTGGGCGAGGGAGGGTTTCGGTGACCGTGGTGGCCTTCATCGCCCATGTCCACGATCCGGCGAGAAGGAGGGCATCGCGGACTTGCGGGTAGAGGGACTTGGCGAGGAGGAGGGCGTGGCTGCTGGAAGTGAACTGCTCGCCGGTGCCGATGCGGAGGATTGCTTGCCGGCAAAGTTCGTCTTCGGAAATCGAGACGGCTGGGCGGAATGCCGCCCTGCTCTCAACCGCCGACTTCAGCGCCGGTTGAGAGACTAGGTATTGAAGTTCTTGGAAGAACTGCTCTTTCATTGTTTAGCGGGCATCGCCTGCGGAGAACCCATTTCCAGAAGTTGCGCCAGTTTCATGGCCAAGGTGACGATCAGCACATTGAGGAAGACCGGCGGGTATTTGCTGACATCGGTCACGATGCCGATGGTCTCCACTTGGATGGGCGAAACTTCGTTCGTGTGGATGTAACCGGAGACGATTTCCCATTTTCCAAAGTTCTCGTCCTCGTCCACGCCATTGATGCGAAGCACTTTGAGTGTGCCTGCTGGCAGAGCGTAGCGTCGGAGGTATCCGAACGCCGGGGCCGCTGCATCGGCGGTGATGGAAGATTGGATGCGAGCGAACTGCCAATCGTAGTCGGACAGCACCTCGTTGCGGGTCTGATCGTAGAGGCTGGTGGCGAGTGCCATCGGTTCGCCGTAGGGTTTGAACGAATCGGCGCTGCCCACGCGCAAAATGGCTTGGCGGCAGATTTCGGAAACCGTGTTGGCTGCGGTGGTGGCGCGGGGTTTGGCGGACTTCTCGATGAGGATGCGGATGCTGGGGCGCATCATGGTCTCGACGGCGATGGTTGCCATGGCCGAGGCGATGTCGCCCTTTTGCGTGAGCGGCATGGCGATTTTGCTGGCGAGTCGGGCAATCAGCGCCTCGGTAAAAGGCGCAGGGAATTGGGTGACATCGGTCTGGTTGAAGGTGTAGTCGATCTTGACGGGAGACCCGAGGTCGGTGTGGAGGAATCCCCCGACGATTTCCCATTGGCCGAAATTTTCCGAGGAGTCGATGTTTTCGACTCGGATCAGTTGCACAAAATCATTAGGCAAAGCATATCGTTTGGTAAATCCTTGGGTCGGCGCGGCGACATCTGCGGTGATGCTCGCCTGCTTTTTTGCAAAAGCCCACGGGACATCGGAAAGAAGTTCTTCCAAGGTATGGTCGTAGAATGAATTGGCAAAAACCATCGGTTGCTTGATCAAGGTCTCGGTAGACCCCAAACGCATGATCGCCTGCTTGCAAATTTGTGTCCGTGTGGAAATCGTGTTGGAAGCCATCGAGTCGGCGATGGATTCGATTTCGCGTTGCAGGGAGGGACGCGCTGCCAGAGCTTCCATTTCTTTTATCGCGGCCTCGGCTTGACCGGCTAATCCCATGGCCATTGCGAGCTTGTAAGCCATGCGAACGACGACCATTTCTTTGAAGATGGCGGGATAAGTGGTGTCGGTCGCAGGCGCGGCGATGTAATCAATGGCGATAGGTGTCGTGAGGTTCGTGTGAATAAATTCTCCCACGACTTCCCATGTTCCAAAATTCTCAACGGAATCGATGCCGTTGATTCGCATGATTTTCAAAGCACCGCTGGGGGTCGGGTATCGGAAATCGTAGCCGGTCACTGGGTTCGCGACATCTTTTGCCACGCTTCCAACTTGCTGGCGGGCAAACCGCCAATCGAATTCCGAAAGAATTTCCAACACGGTGGGTTGGTAAAACTTGGCGGCAAACACAAACGGCTGGCCTTGATTCTTGTAGGTTTCGGCATTGCCGACCCGCAGGATCGCTTGGCGAATGAGTTCCGAGGCGGTGGAGGTGAGAGTGCCAGTAAAATTGGCAACCGTCTCGATGGACTCCAGCAAGGCCGGTTTCGCCATGAGGAATTGGAGTTCTTGGAAAAGTGATTCGTATTTCATTTGGATTCAATAATTCCGCACAATTTCAGTGCAAGGGTCGTGGTGAGGAGTTGCACAAAGATCGGCGGATATTTTGCGACATCCGTAACTTTGGTGGTGATGTCCATGATGATGGGGGTCGGCAAGTCGGTGTGGACATGGCCACCGATCACTTCCCATTTGCCGCTATTCTCGGCATCGTCGAGGTTGTTGATTCGCAGAATTTGCCCGGTGCCTGTGGGGATCGCGTAGCGGTAGGCATAGCCCGAGGCCGGGTTGTCGGCATCCTTCGCCACGGAGACTTGCGAGCGGGCAAACGACCACTCGAAATCGGCGAGAAGTTCGTCGCGGGTTTGCTCGTAGAGAGATTGGGCGATGACCATGGGTTCGCCGTAAGGCTTGAAGGCTTCCAATGGGCCGACCCGGAGGATGGCTTGTCGGCAAATCTCGGTCACGGAATTCGCCGCCGAGGTGGTGGTCTTCGGCGCTTGCGTGTTGATGATCAGAGTGCGAAGACCGGGCTTCTGCATGGTCGCGCCAAAGATTTCCGCCATTTGGCCGAACAGGTCTTTCGAGCCGGTCAGCGGCATGGCGAGGAGTCCGGCCAATTTGATTGTCAGTAGCTCGACAAACAACGCCGGGAATTTCGTCGAGTCTGTTACGGACGCGATGTAATCGAGCGCGACCGGGGAAGAGAGATTGGTGTGGATTC